AGACACACTCCCAGCAGACCGACCGTATAACTGGCGCGGTCGACCTGTACCTTACATTCTGTCTGATCCGTCCATCACAAACTCCAGCGTGGCCTATCAGGCAACCGTCGCGCTCAAGGACCGATTGATGACTGGTCGCATTCTCATCGAGTGGGAGAGCGACTTCCTGGTGTTGTCGTCGAACAACCGACCTCTGTGGGTGCGTGATGTGGTAACCATTATGCAACCGGACGGAACGACAGTGAAGGGTGTCTATCGAATCATCGCGATTCCGACCATCGAGTTCGTGGTCGAGAATGGCGCGGTCCAGTTCCGGAAGGCTGTCTATCGTGGCGTGTATCTATCCGGTGGACCTGAATAATGGCCTACATCGATGGCACACGTACATCGACGCTCACGATGTCGCACACGCAAAACGTAACGGAGCGCATCTGGAACCCGTTCGCGCTTCAGCCTCTCGAACCTGACTACGACACGCATTACACCGACTTCACCTTCGGCGGACACTTAGGATTCCTCGGCTCACTGGCGATTGTTTCGACAGTCAATGCGCCATCACCTGGTGCAACATGGACATGGGAGCTTCGAGCGAATCTCAGCGTGAACAATGGCCACGGTAGCACGAACTCCGGCTACGTGGTCCTCGCATCCGGAACTGAGACAGGCGCCACGACATACAAAGACGTGAGCGTCACATGTGCCGGAACATTCACTGCATCTGTCTCGACCGACAAACTCTGGGCTGTCACTGAGACTACATACAGTTCAAGTGTGGCGCCGACAGTGTTTCCTCCGAACACTGCCTATCGCTGGTATGAGATGACCACGTCAGGCGCGACGGCAGCATGTAGTATCACCGCCAACGGTGGAAGCATCAGCGTGTCCGCAGCTGCGACATCGAGGCGAACAGCAGACTACACGGCCATCCTGACGGCGAATGGATTCTCCAGCGGTGATGTACGCCATGACTTTGCTGTTTCCCTGGTGAAGGTGAACACGGTCGCTGTGCATGACATCGCACACGCTCACACCTTCCACGCGCAAAGCGCCACAGAATGGTCGCTGAGTGTGCTTGGAACCACAGATGCATTCGGCATTGTGTCAACAGCAAGTGCCACCATCAGCACCTCGTCCTGTCTCGATAGGAATGTCGCTGTGATTGGTCGCACAAGGGCGTGGTCCGCATCGTATCCGGATTCACTGAGTGTGGTCGTGACAGGCTTCGATGGTTCGTCCAGGACAATCAGCGGTACAGGCTCGATGTCAGGTTCAGACACGTTCGTGGACTACTCGACCACGACTGTCCTGACTGATCCGGACTACGGGTCGAACACTCTTACCACGTCACTCGATGATGTTCCTGCAAGTATCTCATGTGCCATCACTTCGGCATCACTTACAGCTGTAGGTGAAGCATCAAGCGAGACCAGGTGCATGTTCCGTGGCTTTAGGTTCAATGGTTGGTCACTGGCATACAACACGACCAGGAGTATCGCTGGAACGACGAACGACCGACTTTTCGCGCCATACGAGGGCATGTCGGGATATCGCTACCTTGACATCCAGATCAAGGCGCAAAGCGGGACAGGCGTGGCGGGGACCTTCGTCATAACCGACTACCATGGCAACACAAAAACGTGGAACATCACAGCTGCAACGACGTCGTATCAGACAGTGACCATCGACCTCTGCAGTCCTGATGCATGGTCTGTGTCTGCGCTTCCGCTCACTGACGGCAAGGACAACCCCTACCCCCGCAAGAATACCTCTAGCAGTTCGTACGCTGGCTCAGAGAGCGTCGATTCGGCATATTGGGGTGTTACGTCATGCCAGCGTCTCCGCATCGCTACAGGGGCGATTGACCTCGGAACAACGACACTCAAGCAGGACACGACCAACGGCTTCACGAACTCACACTATGTTCCATCTGGTCTGGGATACGAGCACGAACGCATCACGCCAGCGATTGTCGCCGAAGTCGACACGACCACGTATTACTATTCACGACGCTTCTGGCAACAGAAGAACGATGGGCGCGATGAAGAGGAGAGCGACTACTGGTGGCAGAAGACTGTCGGCGGTGCGACTGGTGTCACGACATACAGTGTCACGCCGCTCTCGATCAGCGACCTCGCTGGTCAAGTCAACGCGTCCGACAACAGTATTGTCCGACATCCTGGCTGGACTGCCACGAACAGCGTGGCGTACCCGGGCAGTGGTACCTGTAGCGTGTCACAACCGCCATTGAGGGACTGTTTCCTCAATGGTGGAACTGGTATCTCGACGTGGCTTTATGGTGGCGGAATCCTCGCAACGCCGAACGCAACATCTGGAACTGACTTCGCGTATGGCTTCGAGATCGGAACAGGAACCATCACGGCTCAGACGCTGTTCGACTCCATCAATGGCGACTTTATTCCTGACCTGTACGATCCTTTTGATGTCAATGGCGGGACAGACAGTGCGCTATACCTTCCGTTCGGAACAATCCTGCGTGGTCCAGCGCATGGCATCGTATTCGACAACGCTGGAGACCCGGCGACAACTGGAACAGTGACGCTTCAGCTCTCGAGCGATTCCTCGTCCAGGGGAACAGACTCGACATTCGACGCGCTTGGAAACTATCAGACAGGCACACCATTCGGACTCGGCAAAGCGAATCACTCCATCGTCATCGGAGCATCGAGTGTCGGTGTCAATCCGATGTACAGTGCGAAGCGCCAGAGAGCTGTATTCCGCGAAGAAACTCTCGCAGGGAACTGCACCGCAGCGGACGTCTCACCAGCACAGCAAGCGACCTATGGTGTCATCACTGCATCTGGTGGCGTGAAGCTGTACCACTCGCGAGCACATAACGGAACGAACTGGGACGAGGTCACGACGCCGATCACGAACGCGGAATGTCTCAGCCTGGCGTACCAGAAGCACAGTGGTGCGATGAGTCTCATCATCATCGTGGACACGACCAGCGGTGAAGTGAAGCGGTACACAACCGACGACGAAGGGAACACAGTCAGCGTGGCAACAACAATCGGGACCGGGGCACACGGAACAGTCTGTGTCTCCCCGAATGGCATGGAATATATCTTCTTCCGCACGAGCTCGTCGAACATCCAGCGCGTGAAGCGTGACCCGATGGGTAACGTCATCACATCTGCGTCGAACGTGGTGACAGGCAACGTGAGCGATGACGAGATCGCGTGTTACTGGCGCCTCGGAGTCGTGTATCTCATTTACACGCACACGACGAATGGAATCACCATCGTGTCATCGAGCGACGATGCTGAGACGTTCTCCTGACCTTTTTGGTGACGTCAAAAAATGGTGAACTTGTAAGAAATCCTTACAAGTTGATGTGACAAGGAATCCTTGTGAGTTGTCAAGGAATGCTTGACGGCTGAAAAAGGAAACGCCTCCAGGAAGGGGTCTGGAGGCGTGAGGATTAGGTTTAGAACCCGGTTGGACGTTAGGAGTATACATCATGGATGAACGCCGAATAGCACTGTTATCGACTGAACTGGCCATCGCGAATATTGGCGTCCAGGAAGTCGGCGAGAATCGCGGGAAGGCAGTCGAAGCGTATCAAGCATCCTGCAAACCGCCTGTCCCTGCTGGCTCTCCGTGGTGCGCGGCACACGTTCGCTTCCGCCACAAGCAAGCAGCCACGCAGCTCGGCATCGTGTACGACGAGACTTTTCCTCGCAGTGCGTATTGTCCCGACTGGTCGAGATGGTTCAAGGCAAACAGCCTGTGGTTACCTGTCCAACACATCCGCGATGGCACAACCACGAAGCGTCCACGGCGTGGAGATCTTGCGTTGTTCTACTTCTCCGCGCTGTCTCGCATCGCACACATCGGTATCGTGACCAGAGTCGAGGAGTGGGGCGTGTACACAGTCGAAGGAAACACATCGCCGGAACCATCCGATGAACTTTCAGTCGAGCGGGATGGTGATGGACTGTATGCGAAAAAGCGAAACTGGCACGAGCTCGGCAAGTTTGGCGGCTTCGGCTTCGTGAATTTCTGACAAACCAAAAGACCACCCGAACTCATAGGCTTCGTCCTGCAAGCAGGGGCTATGCGACCCGGTGGTCTTCTGTTGGTGTTGTTACTTATTTGGTTTACCACTGTGGGAGGCAGTGGTAAATGATTTATACATCTAACGCCAGACGTGCACCACTTTTTGTTCGTGTGCTGGATTCTCTTCGATGCGATAGGAAACGATTCCATCGAGCGCAGGATGAATCATGATAATTGCGCCATCCTGATGTAGACGCTCAAGAATCTCGTGCTCGCTCGCTTTGAGCAACCACAGGAGTCCTTCAGGCTTCTCTTCTACCCGAGTAATTGCTGGTTGATTTTCAGTTGATTTTCTTGCCATATTCGTTCGCGTTCGCGCTCCATATCTAGTTCGATGTGATGATTTGTGTGACACCTGGTGCAAAGAGTGACGAGATCCGACATGTTCTCTGCGCCTAATCGTTCGTACGTATTATGGTGGCATTGCAAAGTCTCAGTCGAACCACACGCCTGACACTGATTATTGTCGCGCTCTAGAACAGCTGCGCGAAGTTTCTTCCATTGTGCCGATTCCATATATCGTCGATGGTATTCCCACCAGACTCCACTTCGTGCGCGCTCGTATTCTTCGTATAGTCGCTTGTATTCCGCACGTATTTGAGTCTTATTTACGTTACGTATACTTAGTGGATTATCTCGAATCTGCTCGACAATATCGTCATCATTTACAGCTGCTAATCCATACATTTTTACCAATCGATCTCGTTTCTTGAATGTGTCAATACGAAGTCCGCAGATTGTGCATCTTAGATAAAAATGCTCACGACCGAGAACATCTGTCTTCTTTGTCATAACAGAAGAACCATGTGTACATTCGTACTTCGTATATTTCGGTTTATGCTTTTCTTGCCATGCTTCAATGTATTCAGCATAAGAAGGAAGGTCTGCATGTGGCATGAGATCGCCAAACTTCACGACAGAGCTTCCATCGTTATCGGCAGATGTTCGAGCATGATGTTCTGAATGCTCTGTGCGATATCGCGATGCTCGAGCTGCGTGTCTGCACCTGTTCGCAGCTGTACATAATGAATCCAGGAACGAATGGTCCCAGACATGTACATCGTGGTCGGAGTGCAAAGAGGAAGCACCATGCGAGCAGTCTCCGCAGCGATGCCATGCGCCATCAGATCGCGATATACATCGGTGCAGAACTCGATGGCAGAACCGACCAAATACAGCGCGTCCTGCTGTTCTTTGGTCAGTTCTTCGACCTTCGGTAATGGGAGGCTTGATTGCCGATTGTGAGCGCCAGCGAGGCGCATTGCTGGAACCTCGATGTCTTCGACCACTGTCGCGTACCGCTGGGAAAACTCCTGGAACGAGAACGAACGATGTCGGAGAATCTGAGCTGCAATCGCACGCGTGGTCTTTATCTCGACGCACATCGATGCCTGTTCGAAGATGCTCCAGTGTCCGTGTCCGACACAATACCGAAGCAGTCGCGAGACGTCCGGATTGTCCTGATTCGATGGGTTCGAGACTCGAGCACAATACCCGATGACCTTCTCAGCGTCTGGTGTGATCCATACAAGTTTCGTCATATTATGTTTACCTTACTGAGATGGTCTAAAACTTTATCCATCATCGACTGCCATTCTGTCCGGTCAGTCTTTAATGTTGTGGTTTTCGACCAAAAGCAGCGGTGATATCTAGCGCCTAAATCACTGCCTGTAGCTTTAGAAATCATGTCACGATAGACGCGAACGCGATAATCAGTAACCATCTGCTTTGACTTTTCATCAACTGTATCGATGTGAGAATGATAGTTCGTAGATTCTATTTGAGAACGTTCTTGATAGGTCACAATATCAATACGCTGAGATTTGTGTCCCCTTGACCTCATGCATCACCTTCAATCTGCAACGGTTCAGACTCTGGTTCCTCGTCGTTCACATAGAAATGCATCGTGCGACGAGCTTCATCTTCGGACATCGCTTCCGTGATGAATGCCATGACCATCGGCTGCATAGCACTGTTTGGATGGACTTCGAGCGGAAGCCCGAACAACTTGTTCGGGCTGGTCTTGTCTTCATTCTTCAGATGCTCGTTCATCGCAGTCAGGAATCTTTGAGTCGCGACGAATCCAATGACTTCGAGTCCTTCCATATAGGAATCAGACATCGCACGCATCGCGTATTTCAGCAGATCAGGCGCATTGCCTATCTTTCCTCGCATCTCCATTTGACTATCTCCCACACCGCGCATTGATGCGCTTCTTGCGTGCCTTCGCTTTGCGTACAGCCTTCGATGCTTTGTATGCGCTATGAATCATCAGATCGTAATACTTTCGATGAATCACAATGCGTGGTGGCTCCGGAGCGTATTGCGGCAACGCAGCCACCATCGATTGAAAATATGCTAATGTCATCGTTTGACCTTTTCCTTCTGTCTCTCAGCTTCTGCTTTCATATTGAAATCACTCATGAGAGAGAGAGACTTCGCCAGGAACAATCGTGTGTAACGTCCATATGATGGCCATGCGGCATTGATTTCTTTCCATGCCATTGAATGCCATTCGTGTAATGGAATCCTGTCCTTCATGTCATGACAAGCGGAACAGCACGGAACAATGTCCGTGCCGCCGTTTCGCTCAGGTATTGGCATGTGATCGCCAGCCTTTTTCGCAGAGTGACAGAACATCGCTCCACAGTAGAAGCACTCCGATGTCATGCGTTTGGCTCCTCTTCACCGAGGACAAAGTGCGACCCGTTGTGGTATCCCGGTATCGGCTTCGGTGTTGGCGCAAGTTTGCGAACAGTGTTCTGCGCTGGCGGTCCCGGCTTCAGCTGCTGGCGTGGTTGTTGTGGCTGTTGTCCTATCGCGCCATTGCCATCGTCATCCTCGTCAGATGCTAGGCTGAGAAGTGCGCTGAGGCTGTAGCGTCGACCATACGACAGTGCGCTGCCGAATCCGTGCCATGTCTGTTGCATCACTGGAACCTGCACGACGCCGGCTATCCACTCGCCTGAGCTGTGAATCACGCGACTCTCGACGGTGATGCTGGTGCTGTGCTCTCCGTCGATGGTGTCCAGCACCGACTGAACGACGAACAGACCATGTTTCGCCATCACTGGTCGAACGACCTCCATGATGGCATCGAGCGAAGTGTACTTCGAGCGAAACGCTGGATTCGTCGAATCCTTCACGATTGGTTTGATTTCCGCCTGTGCCTTCACAAGCGCCGGCGCGATTGCACCGATTGTCTCCGACATTGTCATTATCCTAATCCTCCCAAATACAATCCTGCCCGACTCAAGGCATTCCTAAACGCTGTCGTCCAGTTGATGTTCCGTCTGTCGATGATGGCGCCTGACTGCGTATAAGACCGCCAAATAGACACGTCATTGACCACGTGTGTAATTGCTTGTGCAATTGCGGGCCATTCGTCCTGGCGTGTTTCGTATGCATGGCGGAGACAGTCAAGCACATGTGCGAGTGCTTCATACTTCGTGGTGCGAATCGAGCGTGCCCACTCAATCTGTTTCTCTGACCCGCTCAGCGCGACTGGTGTCGGCTGAAGAATCATCTGCGTGACCTTCCACGCGCGTTCGATTGCAAGTTTGTTCTCGCAACTAGCGCAGATCTCGAGCGTCGAAGCCATCATGGCCATTTTGTAGCGCAGGTCAGCCTGCGAGAATCCGACCATGATGAAGGCGGTGTGTCCGCACTTCCACTTCAGGTCAATCCGTTCCTGGTTCATTGTCCTAATCCTTCCGATGTAGCGTCCAACTACATAAACATCCTAGCACGGGTTGACATAATGTGTCAACGTGTGGAATATTGAGGTCATGATTTACGGACATACACAAGTGGAAATCGCTGAGAAGCTCGGCATCCACAAATCAGCCGTCTGTCGGATGCTCTCCGGTGGACATGCTGTCAGGCAGTCGACCATCAAGCGCATCGCTGATGCTATCGGTCGGACTGAATACGAAGTCGCTCAATGGATCCTGTGCAAACGCATGGGACAAACACTCCCCGAATAACAACAATAAGGAATAGGAAAACTCAAATGGACATCAAAGTAACCTGCATCGAATGCAACCGCCCGAACGCTGTGCCTTATGGCCGTGGTCATCGCATCTGCACAATCTGCTCCCAGCGTGAGCTCAAGCGTGAGCGCCGGAAGAAGACACAGCGACGCATCCAGACACTCGGAGGATTCGTCCTGGTCGTGATGTTTACGTGGATGGCGTGTGCGATGGCTCACAGCTGGAACACACCAAACAGCGCAGACCACAAAGCACATCAGGCGATGGCCGCTCGTGACTAAGCGCATCGATACATGGAGCCAGTATCGCTCCAGTAGACTCGCCAGTGGTCAAGACCTCCTCCTTCCACAGGAGGAGTTTTTCTTAGGTCGCATGGTGCAGGCAGGGACCGAGCGAGACATCAAGCGTGCGACCGAAGAACTGATGACGTACAACCAGCGCCTGATCTCCATCATCGCGAAACGCTTCAAGGGCCGTGGATGCACTCACGAGGACATGATGACCGACGGAATGCTCGGACTTCACCACGCGATTCAGCGGTATGACCCGAACAAGGGCTATCGCTTCTCGACCTATGCCACGAACTGGATTCGACAGGCCATCGGTCGAGGAGTCGAGAATCGTGGTCGCGAGATTCGACTACCATCGCACGTCATCGCGAAGATTACTCACATCCGCATCTCGCGCCAGGCATACGTCCTGAAACACGGTGAATCGCCATCGATGCCGGAACTGCTCGAGTGGATACAGTCGCGCATCGATGAGTTTCCGAAGTATCTCCGCCATCAGCTCAAAACTCTCGACGTCCAGTATCTGTCTGACATCACCTCGATGGAGCGTGTCGACATCAAGTCACTCGATGAACCGAACGCATACGGTCAGAGTTTCAGTGAGTACGTCGCCACCGATACTCCTCAGCCTGGTGATGCTCTCGACCGCGAAGCACTCTACGCGCAGCTGTACAAACTGATGGAACATCTGACGGACCGCGAGATGGCGTGCATCCGGCTGCGCTTCGGATTCGATGGTCTCATCGATGGACGCTCGCTCGAGGACGTCGGTCTCCTGGTCGGATATTCACGCGAGCGCATCAGGCAGATACAGTCGCGAGCGCTCGAGAAACTTCGTGGACTGCCTGAAGCGGAAGTCCTCTTCGAGACTTTGGAAGGAATAGAACTTTGAACGAATCAGAACATCAGATTGCTTATTTCAACTGGTGCCGAGTGATGGGTGGACGACATCCACGCCTCGACACTATCCACGCCATTCCAAACGGTGGATACCGAAGCAAGGCGACTGCCGGTCGACTGAAGTCCGAAGGACTCAAGGCTGGCGTGTGGGACATCTTCATTCCGGTCCAGATGGGACAGCACTGTGGAATGTGGATCGAGATGAAGGCAGGCAAAAACAAACTCACGCCAGGACAAATCGCCTTCCGTGAGTCTGTCGGTGATGCTTACCTCTGGTTCGTTGCTTACTCGTGGGAGGAAGCAGTCGAAGCCACATGCCAGTATCTAGGCATCCAAAGCGGGATGAGCTGACAGATGCTCATTGATTTCGTCTGCGAGCTCGATGCCGTGAAGTTCACAGACGAGATACCAGATGGCCTTCTGTAGGTCGTCGGTCTTCTCCTCGCCATGTTTAGAACCTGCGCGGAGAAGGTATTTGAGAGCATTGCCACGCTTGAAGTCGAGGCCATACGCGTCGATTATCTCGATGGGCTGAATCGGTTGGTTACGGTAATGTGTTGGGACCTGCTTGGACATGCAGGCATTGTAAGGGGTAAAAATGAATAGAGTTTCACAGGCCGTGACATTTCTGTCATGGCTGTTCGAACCATATCCTGATGGCTTCGTCGAGATTCGATGTCTGAATCAAGGACGAAATCAGATGCGCTTTTATGAGCTTCCACGGACAGTCGACGACTGGACTGGAATCGGCGAGGCGTGCGTCCAATGGAGCGACGAAGGAAATGACGTGTACGTCGGTGTGCTTCCACGCTGGCGCAAAGGAGGAAGGGACAATGACGTCCATACTGCTGGTGTACTTTGGTGTGACATCGATGACCTTACTGGTTTGGACCAGACTGCAACGCTTGATAAAGTCACAGTCGCTGTCAGATCAGGCAAGGGACTCCACTGCTACCGAAGACTCAAAGTGGCTGGTATTGGGACTAAGCCAACAGAACAACGCGAGTTCGTGCAGCTGCTCGAGCGATGGATGCTGTCGCTCAGTGCCGCAGACATCAAGTGTAAAAACCCGTCGCGAATATTACGAGTCCCTGGAACTCTAAACTGGAAGAATCGCGAGCGCCCGATACTGGTCGAACTCGCGAAGTTCCCCACAGAAGCCTCCAGAATCGTCAAGGAGACACAAACCGCTCATCCATGGGGTGATGAGTGGTCGCGTCTGCTTATCGCTGCCAAAGCCGGAGACCTCCCGAAGCGCGAGCGGGGCAACTGGAGTTTGGGTCGATACAAGCACGGCGACTACCTGCTCTATTGCTTCAACCACGCTGTCATCGGTGTCGAACAGATGCGAGTCATGGGGATGGTTGACCATGCTCGAGATGTCAGTGTATTGTTGATGACTGCGCTGGACACGCAGGACTTTTCGGAATAGAGGATTAGATGGAAGAACTTTCACTAGACGATCTCCGGCTCATGGTGGCCGGAGACATGTCGACGCATGCTCGCGTCGTAGCTCACGGAGAGCATCACTGGGACAGACTGTTCCAGCCCCATCCAGCATCTGGTGGACCATTCGGTGGACGAAACAATGCGCTGGTCACACTGCTCGGATTCCTTCGCGCAAAGCGCTTCAGCATTGACCAGGCGAACGTATTCAGCACATGGTGGTCTGACACTTACTGTGAACCAGCACTCGACCACGAGACCATCCTCGAGACGACTGGTCGCTTCTGGGTTCAATGGGCACAGGGTAATGTCCCGGACGACCTTCCGGGCGGTGAGACCATCGCTCCGTGGGAGGTGTGGGACTGGACTCGAATGGAAGTCGAGGAGGGCAAACTCGGTGCTCAGTCCTGGCTGATTCCGAACATCCTCTCGACTGGTGGTCTCCACTACCTGTCGTCACCTCCGGGCAGTGGAAAAACTTGGGTGATGTGCGATCTCATTCGTGCAGCAGTCTACGGTGACAAGTGGCTGAACGAGTTTGACATTCCGCAGACCAAAGTCCTGTACATCGATGAAGAGATGGGCGTCCAGAAGGTCCTACAACGCCTCAGGAAGCTCGGAATGCGCTCGGCCGAAGGAATGGGCTACCTCAACCGTGTCGGCATCAGATTCGACAATGTGCTCGATGTCGAACGAATCGTGAAACATTGTCAAGCGAACGACATCGGGCTGGTGATGATTGACTCCCTGGTGCGCGTTCATGGCCTTGATGAAAACGATAACAGTCAGATGCGTCGACTCTACGATTCGTTCAAGAAACTCCTGGACGTCGGCATCACTGTGCTCATCGCTCACCACAATCGTAAGGGTGGCACCGATGGAACAGTCAAGCATGAAGGTATGCGAGGCGCTGCGGAGATTGTCGCAGCTGCTGACATGGCATATTCGGTCGAGAAGCAAGCGAACGGGTTGTATCGCATGTACGTCACGAAGGGCCGTCTCATCAGTGACGAGGACGCCATCGATGTCACATTTGAGATCCGCGACGAGGAAGGGCTCACGAAGGTTAGGACGCTCGACGCTGGTGCGCGTGAAGCCATCACACAAGAAGTTCGGGCCAAACTCATCGAGCTCATCAGTGATTCACCAGGTATCTCACAGGCACGTCTGGCAGAGTTATGTGGCGGTCGAAAATCAGTCGTGGCTGCCACGCTGGCGGACCTCGAAGCGTCTCGAATCGTGGCGTTTGATAAGGGTCCGAGGAACGCAAAACTGTATCGTCCGACAGGTCTACTTTAGGCATTTGACCTGTTCCCGCGACCTGTTCCCGACCTGTTCCGCCCTTAAGGATAAGAAATCGGGAACAGGTCAGGAAAATCCCCCCTTTGGAAACCCCCCTGCCAGCATGTTTAGACGCGTGCTGGCTTAGGGGTATAAGTCGAAACTGTTCCTGCGTGCCGGGCGCTAACGCTGGCACACGGAACAGCATCGACAGTTTGTTTGACAAGTGGTTCGATGTTTGGTAATGTCAACCGTGACGGTGCTGGGAGAATAACTTACTGGATTGGTGATTGATCCAGCACTGTCATCACTAGAGTGGTCTTATGACCAAAGGAGTATCGAGATATGGGTTTCTTTTCTAACGCGTCCTTCAGTGACGGGTCCTCACAGTTTGAAGCAGCACCAGCAGGTGCATACGTCTGTCGTTTGGCGAACCTCGAGTCGGTTGACCGTCCATCATACGATGATCCAAGCGTCATGCTTCCGAACTTCAAGTTCACGTTTGAAACGACGGAGTATGGCGACAGCAACGGCAACGCTTACCGCTTCTTCAAGTACACCCGTCAGGGATACGGCAACGACCGCCAGGCACTCACAGTGCTTCTTGACGGTATGCTCGGGCGCCGCCTGACACAGGCTGAGTTTCACCAGCTCGACGTTGACGACATGCTCGCAAAGCAGTGGATGGTCACAGTCGACGCCAAACTGAACACACGCGGCAACATGACGAATGCCATCGTGTCGGTCGCTCCAGTGAGTGCAAAGAAGAAACTCACGAAGATCGCACAGCCAACCATCAAGACCGACGACATCGAAGATCCATTCGGTGAAGACGCCAGCGAGTAACTTCTGCGCTTTCACACTCGCTGTCGCACCAGGTACATTCCCGCCGAATGTGCCTGGTGTTTTACTTGAAGGGGTAAACATGTACAAAAAGGAACAGAAGGCTGAGATGCTGGCGAAGGTTATCGCACTGATGGCTGAAGGACACAGCATCAGCAAATCAGCAGCTCAAATCGGAATGCCACGGGCCATCATCAGCAAGTGGCTCAATGAAGCTGGTCATGGTGGCGAATCGACACCACGAGACATCATGCACACGCTCGACCAGAAGAGAGACATCGTCGCCAAAGTCGCAGACATGGTTGTCCAGGGAATCGACCGTCGCGAGGCTGTTGCATCGCATGGCATTGACTCACGACGCTTCAATAAGTGGTTGTCGACTGAGCCATCGCTTCGCGTCGATTATTTCCTGATCTGCGGAAAAGGTGTGAACGTCGGCTATACGCGTAAGACATTCGACACCATCATGGAATCGATTCGCGCTGGTGCAGCTGTGCAACGTGATGGAGCACGCTGGAAACTCAGACTCGTCGAAGGTGCGCTGATGCGCTATGAGCTCACTGGGAGCAACCAATGGATCTCGAAGGGCTTCGCAACATTGACAGGGACCGATGTCCTGGCGCGAGATTGGACGGTGGTCGAATGAAGTTCGAACACGTAATGTGGGAACTTATGCATGGAAAACGCATCAGACGCACATCATGGCCGAATGACGTCTACGTGCGTTATAGCGACCCATATAGGACGTTCTTTCAGCACACTTCTGATGAGATGATTAGACTCGAAGGAATCACACTCAACAACGAGTGGATGACAGCGGAAGATTGGACGGTTGTCATATGAAGTTTGCAGATGTAATCGAGCCATTGATGTATGGCAAACCGATAACACGCGCATCGTGGGAACACTCAGTGTATGTGCGCTATAGCGACCTATTCGAGGCGTTCGTCATGCACGCTGATGGTGAGTCGAAGACAATCCAGGGACTGACGATGTATCCGGAATGGATGCTCGCTGACGATTGGATGTTCGGTGAGTTTCATCCGGTCAAGGACGAAATCAATTGGACACAGACAAAATCATAACGTCGGTCATGGCGAAGCCATGGGCGAACACTTACAGTCTCCTGAAGGCCATAGGCGCCTCCAGCACGGTCATCGATGAGACATGGCGCGACTATCGGCGCAAGTACATGCGCTCTCAGAGATGGCAGGACATTCGAACCAAAGCACTCGAGAGGTCCGGTCGGGCGTGTGAGCAGTGTGGGAAGCGTCAGGAGGATGGCTTCAAGCTCGATGTTCATCACCTGACGTACATCCGATTGGGTGGCGAACAGATGGAGGATGTCCAGGTGTTGTGTTATCTGTGCCACGGACAGATGCACTACCGGCGCAGAGTTCGCCAAGAAGAGGCAGAATAGAATCATGGCAAGGGGTAACACAACAGATCCAGAGATTCTCGCACAGGTCGAGTCGGCTTTGATTGCTGGTCAAAGTCCTTCGGTTATTGCACGGTCGTGTGGGTTGCCACGCACGACCATCATCTCGATTCGGGACAGAATGAAGGCACCTGTCGAAGGCAGTCGACACGACATCACCTCGACGATACTTCCAACGAAGTCACTCGATGACCTTCTGACATCTGTGCTCGAGGACAGCCTGAAGGCGCTACAGGCGATAGCACGCACAGCGCAAAGTGAGCGTTACATCAATGGCCAATCAGCTGCCCAAATTGCAGCTCTCCATGAGCGCATTGCGAACTTCTCGATTCAACTTCTCACCGCAGCTGCCGAACCTCCGGACAGTAACTAGCGCACAGACAGCCGTCTGCTATCTCGACTACCTTCGCGACACGCTTCCGAATGGTTGGTCGTACACCGCTCGGCATCTCATCGCCATCGCTTCGCACCTGGACGCAGTCGAGCGCGGTGAGATTGACCGACTCGCGATTCACATGCCACCGCGCCACGGTAAGACTGAAACAGTCACGGTGCGATACGGCGCCTATTGCATCGAGCGAGACCCGTTCGCGAACGTGCTGGTTACTGCTTACAATGAGCGCATCGCGAGACGCTTCAGTAGGAAGTCCAGACAGATCGTTTCGTCCAGGACTAAACTCTCGAAGGACAACACCGCCCAGGATGAGTGGAGTATGCCGGAGGGAGGAACCTTCATGGCGCGTGGTGTTGGCTCTCCTCCGACTGGTGTGGGCTTCAGGCGCATCATCATCGATGACCCGATCAGGAGTCGCGAGGATGCCGAATCCGCACTGTTCCGCGACAAAGCATGGGACTGGTACACCGACGACCTTTACACGCGCCTCGAACCGAAGGGCGCTCTCATCATCGTCTCGACCAGGTGGCACCACGACGACATCACCAGCCGTGCGATCTCATCGGAACCGCATCGATGGACGGTCCTCAACCTTCCGGCAATCGCGGAGGAGTCTGACCAGATCGGGCGAATGCCTGGCGAAGCTCTGTGGCCAGAGCGATACGACACGAAGGAACTCGGACGTATCAAGGAGGTCATGGTCGCGAACTCCGGAGACTACGGCTGGAGTGCGCTATACCAGCAACGACCGACACCACGCGAGGGAAGTTTCTTCCGTACCGAACGCATCACCATCGAAGCATCCACGCCAAACTGTCAGAAGATGTCACGCGCCTGGGACCTCGCAGCCACAGCAGGGAGCGGAGACTTCACGGTCGGTGTGAAAATGGGTCGCGATGCTGATGGTCGCATCTGGATTCTCGATGTCGTTCGAGGACAGTATGAGACAGATCAGCGAGACAAACTCATCAAACAGACAGCTGCACTTGATGGACGTGGTGTGCGTGTGCGCCTTCCACAGGACCCGGGGCAGGCTGGTAAGAGTCAAGCGATGCACATGCTTCGACTCCTGCACGGAAGCGCGGTCAACATCCTGCCGGTGACAGGAGCGAAGGATGTTCGCGCTGAACCATTCGCCTCACAGGTCGCTGGTGGAAACGTGTACATGGTCGCCAGCGATTGGAACCGTACACTGTTGGATGAGCTTCGAGTGTTTCCACTCGGCAAGAATGACGACATCGTCGACGCGCTCACCGATGCCTACGACGAGCTTGTCGGTCGTGGCGGTGGCTGGGGTGCAGTTTGATACATGATAAGGACACAATAGAAGCATGGGACTCTTTGACCGCCTGCGAGGCAAAGCAACTGCCGCACCATCCGCACTCCTTCCGCCTCCGCTGATTCAGCGACAGACGTCCTACTTCACTGGCACAGGAAACGGCGACTTCTGGTCCCTGCTGACACGTAACCTTCCAGGCTCAAGTTTCAACTGGAGGAATCAGGCTGGAGACTTGATGCTGAACAGCATCGTCGCGATTGGCATGGACTGGTACATCAGGAACTGGAGTCAAGGTGTTCCAGCGGTCCGTAGACCGATGCCTGATGGACAGGTCGAGACAGTCGCAGACCATCCGATTCTCCAGCTCCTCGCGCAACCGACACCGAATGTCCCACCTTCGCTCGTCTGGTCGTGGGTGCTCCCAGACTATCAACTGTTAGGGAATGCCTACTTCCGCAAAGTTCGCGTGAGTGGTCGTGTCGTTGGTCTGCAATACCTCGCAGCTGACATGGTGAGGCCAGTCGGAAACAAGGTGAATCCTCTCATCAAGTATCAGTACACGGTCGATGGCACGTCGTACGACATTCCGCTCGAGGACATGATTCACATCCGGTATGGTCGAGATCCGCAGGACTCTCGCTTCGGTCGTTCACCTGTGACGTCTGTCCTTCGTGAGATCGCGACAGATAACGTGGCCGCATCAGCTGCATTCGGTATGGTCCGCAACGGGGGCATGCCAAGCATCATGGTCGGACCCGACTACAAGGGCGGAGTCGAGGATTTATCCGAAGATGATGCACGACAGACGAAGCGCAAACTACAACAGGACTTCACGGGCGACAACGCTGGTTCTGTCCTGGTGATGACTGGACCATTCAAGGTCGAGCAAGTTTAGCACAAACCGAGTGAGATGGCGTTCGATGAGATCCGACGCAAACCGGAGGAGCGCGTGTGTGCAGCTCTCGGTTTGAATCCTCTCGTCCTACAGCTTGGCAGTGGTCTCGAGCGTGCTACCTATTCGAACCTCGAGCAGGCGACGCGTTCGGCATGGACAGACGGAATGATTCCGCTGATGCGTCAGATGGCTGAAGCGTTGACCATCGCGCTCCTTCCAGATTACGAAGAAACGCAACCGGGCGATTACCTCGAGTTTGATGTGGCGAATGTGCCGGCGCTCCAGGCTGACTTGAACGAAGACGCTGAGCGTGCTGAGCGATTGTACAAAGCGGGAATCGTGGACCTCGCAACAGCGAAGCGTGTCGCTGGTGTGACACCATCGGACGACGACGAAGGTTATTACCATCCGACGGCTGTCCCTGTGCAGATCGGCGGACAGGAACTTCTCATTCCAGTTCAGCCTCCAGCGAAGGCGTACGCCATCGAGCAGACTCCAGACGAACCCGGGCTGAAGTTCTTCCCGTCCAAAGAGATGAAGGAAGAAGCGCAACGCGCCATCGAATGGCGTGATGCTGGTCGTGATGGTGGAACAGCCGTGGCATGGGCGAGGGCGAACCAGATCATCAATGGCGAGAAACTCAGTGAGTCGACTGTCCTTCGGATGTACTCCTTTTTCCGACGTCATGAAGTAGACAAGGAAGCGGAAGGATTCCGACCAGGTGAGGAAGGTTATCCGTCCGCTGGTCGCGTAGCATGGGCTGCATGGGGTGGTGATGCTGGATATCGCTGGGCCACAGCTGCACGCAAAGAGATTCTGAAGCGCATGGCGCCGAAGGAAAACGGGAAGTCCTATCATCCGTACTATGGTTACGAGCTGACAGACGCCGATGCCTGACATCTATCAAGTCAATGAGCGGTATCGGAACCGGCTTCGTGCTCGCGAAGATTCCGCGCTCGCTGAGATGCGGAGGACGTATGGCGTCCTGCAAGCAGACAACCTCCAGCGCCTCGAGGAGATAACTCAGGCAATTGAGGAAGCACAGGCAGCAGGCGAAGATACGACGGCACTGAATGATTACCAGGTGCGCCTCGCGGCATTGAACGAGCAGATGGCCAGACAGGTCACGGAGTTCGCTCCACGGGCGACCGACATCGCCAGCAACGGACAGCGAAGCGCCATCCAGCTCTCGCTTGACA